AAAAAACAGTATGCGGTTATCGCCAATTAAATCCCATTTATGTCCGCTGTAGCGCCCAGTCGCGGGCCAGCGGTGTTCATAAATAGTGTCGTATGTATCAATATCCACTACGTTTTCAACCATCGCGACTTTCATAAACCGCGCATAAGTGCCTGACCATCCTGTGAAGGCGGTGTTATCAATCATCAGGCTGACATTGCCTAAATCGCCCGCTGCCTGAAAAATCAGTTTGTCATTAGTGCCGTTGGCGTGGGTAATAGTCCACCCTAGCGGGGCTATTTTAATCTCTAATGTGCCGCTGGCATTGGCAACAGGCACGGTGTCAAGTTCAAACCACATCTCTGTTGTAGTTACCTTCATTACACGGTGTTCGCCGTTGTAATCAGCTGGAGTGCTGCCAGAGCAGGCAATTACTGAGTCAACAAGGTAAGCATGACCGAGGCTGAATGTTGCTTTTGCGCAATTTTCAGTTTCATCCCAAACAAGGGCGTCAGGGGCAAGTGCGCCAAAACCGTCAACTAGACACGCTTTGAGAATTGCAATCATAGCGCCAGCTGAACTATCGCCCGTTTGCCCTGCGCCCTGCATTGACTCGTTAAACCACTTAACCGGATATGTTTTCATTTTGTTTCCTTAATAATGTTTACGTCTGATTTTGGGATTGCTCTTGCGACTTCGCGTGATTTTACATAGAGCGTATATTGGTCAATTTCTCGTATTACATCGACAATCAGCCCCATAGGAAAACTGCCGGATTCTCGTATTACTTTCGCTTTCATTAGGCAACCTCTTTGTTGATATTGCCGCGCAGCTGCAGCGCAAAGGTGTCGTTATCGACGGGGTTTATTGATTCACCCTGCAATATGGTGCGGATAACATTAAGCTGATAAACCGCGCCGATGGAATTAAAACGCAATACATTATTAGTCGCCCAACCGGTTCCCCAACCCAATTTATTGAGGGTGAAATAGGGTTTGCCACTGGTCGGATTAATGGGCGCAAAATTGGTATTGATATCGCCAACTGCAATCTGGCCAATATGTTCGCCAATCAGCTTGAAATTCGTTGGGGAGGTAAAGACAATGGCCATGCGCTCGGTTATTGCGCCGTCATTAGTCATTACCAGCGGGTAAAGTGTGTCGTTATATTCAGCGCTAGGCTCCCCACCCACCAAATCATCACTAAATTCACCTGTCCAGGTTGTTTGGTCAAACAGATTGGTATAGCGAGCGAACAGGTCGCCTGCAATCAATACGCTGGCCACCCGCGCTTTATCTGCATCATAGCTATGGCTAAGCGGGCGCGAGGTTTTTAAACGTCCGGAGATGTCCACATCGGTCACTAAAAACATATCTTCAAAGCGATACTCAATCACCACATCACCGGCACTGGTAAAGGTTACTGTGCCGGCATCTAAATCTGCTGTGTAGGTTGCCCCGGTTACTGTCAGTTCTGAAAGTCGCACATGTGGCAGATTAACCGTTTGCCCGTTGCTCACTGTTTGTGTGATGGTTTCATCCTGATGAATCACGCAGACATCGCCCTTGCGATAAATCACCACGCGTCCGTCCGATGGCAAGCGAATCGCATCAAGGCCAAGCTGGGCGGCATCCAGCGGTAAATAGTTGTAACTGACGCAGTTATATTTTATCGAATCGCTATCCAGCGGCACCGTATTAACCAGCTCAACCACGCCGAGCTGATAGTTGATGCTGCCGCTAAAGCCGTTACCTGTGATATTACCGTCGGCATCTGCCGCGCAGTTGATGTTACTGCCCGTTGCAGATATCGCATTGACCTGCAGCGATTGCGAAGCAACCGGGCTGCCTGCGGTAATAAAGGCGAGATCATTACTGCGCGGGGGCAGCGTTGTTTTCAGCAGCCCGGCAATTAAACTAACGGCTTTATCACCTGCTAACCAGCTGCTTAATACGCATTCGCCCGTAAGCGGGTTGATTTCGCCTGCCAGTGTATCGCCGGTATATAAGTTATGGCCGACAGATGAATAGGTTTGGCCTGCCAGGGCAAACTTCACTGAATCGGCCATGACAGATAACCCGCCCGTTTCGATATCAACAGTAATGCTGTCCGGTGTGGCTGAGTAACTGCCAGCGTCAATGCCGGCACCATCAATCAGCACGAAATCTGTGCTAATAGCGACTGTTACACTGTGATTAGCGAATGAGCTGACCGTATTAACTGCAGTGATACTCTTACGTTTCCACGACTCTGTGCCAAAGCGGGTTAAACGCGCTTTTTCCCAGACAACTGCATTGGCGCGGATGTTAAATCCTTCATTGAGTACGCATTCGCGCAGCAGGTAATTCACTGAGCCGACAACTTCGCCGTTGTGGATCAGTGCGCCTGCGCCGTCATCTGTGATTTGTACTTTGATTATTTTATCCTGGTAGTTTTCACGCCCGTCTGTCACTGCGTAATCTGCAACGGACACATAAAGACTCAGCTTTAATGAGCGCGGTGCAATTTCATCGAACACCCCCTGTTCATTAAAAATAAAATTGAGGGATGCGGACTTGTCAGGGTTGACATTGTACTGCTGGTGATAGCCTGCTTTTGTCCACGCGAAATCATAAGCGCTGCCTGGCGCTGCAAGGGCGTTCGGGCTGAATTCAACGACGCGCCCGCGCACTTTACCCGTGGCATCTCCACTGATAATGCTGTCTGTTACCGTCGCTGATTTATCGCCCCAATTAATAGTCAGTGTATCTGACGCTGGCGCGCTCGGCAGCGTCACTTTAAATGTGGCATCGGCGCTGATATCTGTTATTAATCGCGTAGTAATACTGGTATTGCCCCATTGAAATAAAATAGGGCTTTCAACGTCCGGCAGCGCGCCAAGTGTTAAAAAGATATTACCAAACTGATCAACCTGACCGGTTCCATAGCTGCTATCAAATCCCGCTAACACGCCGTTACCTGTGTCGCGCAGTTCGTACCATTTACCCTGGACCCTATAACTGACAATGACAGTGCCGATGGCGGGCGTTGGCACCAGCGTTTGCGTATAAACATAACCCTGATTTTCTGTTGTGACAGTTAAGATTTGCGATTCAAGCGAGGTCGGCGCTGTGATTGTATGTGTGCCATCTGCGCTGCTGGGGATGATTACATCAATCACGTCAACAATGGGTTTGTTAACGTGTGCGCTATCAATGCGCGCGCTCGGTACAAGCTGATTGTAAACCGTGGGCACTGTCACCTCACTGGTCGCAAAAAGGGCATTATCGCGCAGCGGCTGCACGCTGTAATATTTTGCAGCGTCGGCAACCATGCTTTCATATACTGCACTTGCGGTGCTGATTGGATCGTATGGCGAGGGGATAACGCCGGTTAAGTTAAAACGCAGCGGCTCGGATATTGTTAATGTGAGCACGCGGCGCGAGAAGTCTTGATTATCGGTATGAGTAAAACTCTGCAGCGCAGCTTCAACGTCGGTGATTTTTATATACTGCTCTTCACCTGTGCTTTTATTGCTGACAATCAGCACTTCCCCCGACACGGGAATTTTTATAGCGGTTCGCTGCACGATGCGTATTGCGCGCGAGCCTTTGAGCTGATCATAAAATAATTCCCCCTGCCATTTTACGCCGCGCGCAAGATAACTTTCGATAACGTTGCGGGATTCATCGCGCATTGCATAGGGGGAATTTTGGCTCATTAACGTGATCGACACGTTGGGATCGTCAGGCTGCTTTAATACGCCCACGGTCGCGCCAAAGTATGTCTCGGCTAACGCGCTTTTAACTGCCATGTGAACGCTGCGGATATTAACCACTCCGTAGGCTCGGTCGAGATCTGAAATATCAGGGAATATACTGTTATGCTCGCCGCTGACAATCTCAATGCCGGTCATTTCACCGCCGCCGTCACTGGTGTCAGTCATGTTTTTAGAGGCAAACAGTTTGATATCGTCTTTGTAAATTGCCATTTATGCGAGTACCTCGATTAGTTTTAGGGTTTCAAGTGTGTACAGTTCATCGTCACTTTCAGCATCCGCATGTTCAAAAAGCGGTTTGGCAACAAAGTGATCGGCTTGGCCGTAATCCCAGCGCACGCTGTATAATTTGCCGTGGTAGTTAAGTTCCATCAGTGCCGGTATTAATCGTGTTTCACTGATAATTTTCACGGCGGCTAAGGTTAGCCAGGCGCTTTCATTGCCAAGTAAAACAATCGGGCGGCCGTCCTGCATCCTGCCGCGATTTAAAATTAAACGCCCAGTGATACTGGTTTTAGCTTCTTGTTTAATTGGGCAGTAATCTAAATCAGCATCCCAGCGCAAACCGCTAGGCAGGGTTATGCCATCTAATATAATCATCCGGTCACCAGTTTGTTTTTAGTAAGAAGAGCGAGCAGATCATTTTTCCCAGCTTCAGTTGTTGGGATAGTGGCGCTACTGCCGCCGAGTTCGAGTTTTACAGTGACGGTTTGCGTTGTTGGGGTCGCTGTGGTGGCCGTATTTGTACTGGTAGATTTAGCTTGCGTAGCCTTTTTATCTGCTTCAATATCGTTCAGATTAATCTTGTGCAGTTTTTCCGTGAGACGGATAGTTTCTTGTAAATCTTTAATAGCTGCGCTGTTCTGATAGGTTTTAGCCTCTGCAAGTTGCGCGTCTAATGTCGTCAGCTTTGATTTATAACTGCGGTTTTCAATATCCGTTAAATTTCCAAGCTCTCTATCTAATTCATTCTGCACACTGGCAAGAGCAGATTCGGCACTATTTTGTAATGCTTCAAGTTTGGCTTTTGCGCTATCGAGTTGCGCGTTCAGTGATGACAGCTGTGCATCATCCAGACGATTTAAACTGTTAAGTGCGTTTTCAGTGTTGCTAATCATCGCCAGCGTCGGATTTGCTGTGTTGGCAAAACCTTGCTCTAATTCGCGCAGTTTTTTGGTTTGATTGGCGATGGCAAGGGACTGCTGGTCAAGCACTATTTGAGCGCGGGCCATATCGCTCCACCATTCGCTGTGAACCTGGCGGTTAGTGGCAATGCGCCACTCAAGCTCTTCGACCTTGTCACTTAGCCCGCCAATCGAGAGCGTTGTTAAATCTGCCTGGTCGGCAACGGCCATAAAGCCATTAGATATTAATCCGATAGTCTCTGTCGTCTCGCGAGCAGTATGGTTGTTGCGCTCATCGGCAAGAGACAGACGCTCTTTAGACTCGGCAAGCTTGTCGGTTGCGTCCATTTCAGCAAGGGCTGCATCAACAATACTCCCGCTGGCTTTAGCCATTTCTGAGGCGCGGTTTATCCATTTATCACGGTTTACCACTACTTCTTTATCTTGATCTGTTAGTGCTTTGATTTGATCTGATATCTGCTTGGTAACGCCATAAATTGCCGCTTCTTGTAGCACTGCATTACTAATAGTCTTACCTTGGGCTTTTGCAGCTTCGATTTCAGATTCTGCCCAAGCAAGTACGGCGAGTTTATGATCATTAACGTTACTGCTGTGCAGCTTTACCTGCTCATAGGCAGCGCGGTGAGCTGCGGCTGTTTGTTGCAGTTTTTCAGTGGAAGTAATGCCTAATATTGCATAAGCACCAGATAAATCTTGCGACTGTACTTTGATGGCTAATAAACCTGCCGCTAAGTCATCGCCAGACAGCTTGGCTTTTTTGGCGTAATCTTCCCAACTGGTTTTTAATTGTTCTAAATCAGCTTGAGTTTGTGCTTTGTTTAATGCTGCATTAAATGCAGTTTGGATAACGGTTGAAGACGTGCCTGCGCTTTTAGCAATGTTATCAAACGCAGTGATCGCAATATTGGCCGTTTCGGTTGAAGCGTTACTTACCTCTGTGAATTTTAATCCTAGTTTTTCAAACTCTTTATTCAGTGGGTCAACAGCTGTGATGATGGATTGGAGGTCTATGCCCAACGAGTTAAACGTATCGGTACTGGTGCTGCTAAGTAGCGCCAAATCATCATGACTGAGGTTTTGTAACTGCGTGCGCAGGCCTGCTTCAATATCACTTGATGTAATTTGCGCCGTGGTTTTAAGGTGTGATAGCACCTCAACAACCTCATTAATAGCGGTTGGAGAAGTGGCATCAATTGACTTGGCAATTTCAGCAATGGCATCACTGGCACTGCTACCAGACTGTACTAATTCACGATATTTTGTATTTAATTGGTCAGTAATGGGCAGCAATGATTCTGCCATTACTTGTGAGTTATGGATCTCAAGGGCGATCTTTTTTTCTAACGCTTTATTTACTTTTTCATAGCTTTTAGCTGTTTCATTCCAACGAACGTCGCCATCTTTAAGCAGCTGTTCCCATTGGTCTGTAGACGTGATCGCAAAACCAACCTGCTTAGAGTATTTATCAAACGTTTCAGCTAATAAACGGGTTTGCTCCTTTTGTACCTCTGTTGATTCAGCTGCCGCTTCTTGTGCCGCTTTCATGTCTTTATAGGCAGAGCCAACCCCATAAATGGTAGCTGCAGCTGCAATTGCAACACCAACAGGACCGAACATCACTTTAGATGCATTGCCTAATAAGGTAGCACTGGCGGCAGTTGCACTAATAGCAGCACGATGCGCAAGTAACGCTGTTGTTGCACTGTACGCACTACCCACAAAGCCGCCAAACATGCTGGCGAGTTTAATGCCGAGCACCACCTTGGCCAGCGTGGCTAATTCTGAACGCCATTCATAAACCGTCACTAGGCCATTTTTCATTGCGGTCAGTGTGCCGACTATGGCATCGGATATCTCTTTCGCGTATTCCTGAAGAGAGCCGTCTGCGGCCATCTCATCAATGGCAGTGCTGATACCGCTTAACTCTGCTTTGAAGGTATCAAGCAAGCCCGCTTTGGCGATGGTGTTTTTTACTTTATCGAAATTATCCATGAGATTGGAAACAATGCCGTCCCAGGTACTCATCATCGCTTTGGCTGAGCCTTGGCTTGATTTGCCCATCTCATCCATCAATAACTTGATTTCAGTGCGGCCAATCTTGCCTTGTTCGCTCATTTTCTGCAGCTCGGCGGTGGATTTGCCCAGGGCTTTTTCAAGCAACGCCCAAACAGGAATACCACGTTCAACGAGTTGATTGACCTCTTCAGCTTGTAATTTTTGTTTGCTCCATGCTTGACCAACCGCTAATACAACGCCCTCTAACTCTTCTTGACCGCCGCCCAGTTTAGAAACAGAATCTGTTAAGGTTTGCAGTGTGCCATCCATCGGATCAAGGCCGTAGGCTTTGGCTTTGATAAAGGCTTTAGTCACACCATCTAATTGCAGCGGGGTGTTTTTAGCAAAATCCTTTACCCATGCTGTCGCTTTATCACCTTCGGCAATACTTCCCATGATACCGCGCATCTGTGCATCGAGCTTTTCAAACTTACCACCGGTTGCTAGTAAGTCTTTAATACTGGAAGTAACGGTGTTAATACCGATGTAAGCCGCGCCCGCCGCCACTAATCCGGTGGTTATTTTATTGAGCTGACCATTAAACCCTTTACCTGCGTTGCTTGCATCAACAAAGCCCGTTTGGGTTTGTTTGTTTTTAGTGGTCAGTTTTTCGGTGGAGGTAGCTGTTTTATCTAAAGCGCGCTTTTGCAGTTCAAGCTCACCGCTGAGCATCTCAGCCCATTGGTCGCACGCTCTAAACTGTGTCGCTAACTGCTTTTGTGCGCTGTTAAGCTGATTTGTTTTGATGCCCGACTGGCTGAGTTCACCGCGCAGACTTTGCAGAGCAAGCGTCTGCTGCTGCTCGGCTATCTCGAGTTTTTGCGCTTGTGTTTTGGCGTTATTAAACGCAGTGCTGAGCGCTTTAGTGGGCTTTTCAGCTTCACCCATTTCACGGCCTAATGCCGTGGCTTTCGCTTTTGCCTGTTCAAGCCTGGCGGTGGTTTCACCCAGCTCTTTTTTAAGCAAGCGAAAAGAGGCAATCGCCCCTTGTTGCTGCTCAAGTTCATTTATCCGCTCTCCGAGCATTCTAGCTTCGGGGTGCGTTTGCTGCGCCTCGGTGCCCAGCTCATCAATTAACCCGGCAAGTTTTTTAAGACTTTCAGAGCCACTGGTGCGCGTATCAATGTTGAGGGAGAGGGATAAATTACTCATAGATTAAACGTCCATCTCGTCAAAGAAGTACGGTGCAAGACCATTGCTGCCGATCTCAATTTTACCGCCCAGCTCAGTGCTGACGTAATCACCGGCCATAAAGTCGGTGCCATTGCTTGGGCTAAGGCTGCATTTACCGATGGTCAGTTTAATCGGCTTACCATTGGCCAAGTTTTTGCCGTCCAGCAGCACACGGTATTTAGTGCCCAATGCGCCGCCCGATTTAACGCGGGTGCCTGTGTAGGCATTAGAGGTGGCTGTGATTTTAATGTCACCGCCATCTTCAATGCTGCCGCCGGCAATCGGTTTAATCATGCCCATCTGGTAGTTGATCTCAAAATCAACGCCAAGGCCAAGCGGTGCATCCGCATTGCCGGTATCGGTCACAATCAGCCCCTCCGCAACCA